ATCTCTGGATCAGTCTCTAGCTCGACATCCTCATGTGCATCACCAATCTTATCTAGCTTCGCTTCGCTGAAACCCATCTCTCGTAACTCTGAGAGTGTCTTGCGTGTTCTGTGAGCAACGAAGTTTACTGAATCTAAGCTAACTGCCTGTGACTCAATCAATAGCTCTTCTGGTGGGATAGACTCTACACAGCACTTGCTTGTGTCCACCTTGGTCGAGATAATACCACTCAGGAGACCCTGTTCGTCTGTGTCGCTTTCAACTAGATCAACGTCCTCGTCTGACAGAACCATGTCTAATTCGTCTTGGGTCAGACCCGTAAACTCTTTGAGGTCTTCCTCGAACATCTCCTGCCAAAACACTTTGGCTGTACCCACTCTAGCTACCAAGCCATCGTGGATAACTGATCGAAACAGACCGAAGCCGTCATTCTGCCTGAACAGTACATAATCTGTGTATGCACTACACACAGACGCAAGCTGGACATCCTCTGGTCCTTGTGGAGCAAACTTGACGATCTTGTTACCGCTAGAGAAAGTCTCAAGCAGCGCAGCCTTCATGGACTCCACACTGTCATAAACATCCTGTGAAACGTAGCGGCTGTTACCGTCGTGGGCTGGGCGCGGTAGGGTAGCGTTGTAGTAGTCAGCTACTTTCTTACGCTCTCTTGCTAGGTCGCTGTCATAATAGCCGATGGATTGACGGATGTTATTGTCAACCATCACTAGAATGTCATCGTCTTCTAGCTTCTCGTATTCTTCTACTTTTGCCATATCTTAGACCATTTCCAAGTAAAGTTCATTGGGTGTCTCCACAGGTTCCCACGCTCCCTCATGAACATGATTTGCCAGTGCAAGGCTCATCACACAGTCATCAAAGCAGGACGGTTCAGCTTCCATCGAACCACTTTCGGTAACGATGTAAGTCATCATCTCGCGGATAGTTGTTTTGTCGTTAAGCTCTAACTCGTCCTCTCTTAGAGAGGCTCGAAGCTGATCTATAATCAGCGGCTTTGTTTTAGATGTTGTAGAGAAACCCAGCTTGACGGTTTCACGATCAGTGATCTTGTCTACTTGAACTTCCGTATAGAAGTTACTGTAGGCCATGTCTTTGCCAAGACGGGTGCATGTCAGGATACCGTGGGAATTGTTCTCCACGATGATGAACGCTTCGTTATAGTATTCACCAAGAGCGTATAAGACCTCAGCGAAGTAGTCTGGATGCACTTGACCTCGCCAAGTGGCAACCTGTCGCTTCTTAGAGTCGAGGACTTGCGCCACCGACCAGTCGCCATTTCTGACTCCCATAGCAACATCTGCCCCAATGACATATTGTCCTCCAGCATCATGTTTCATGTAAGTCGTCAGTTCACCGCGTATGTTCTCAAGGAACTCACCGCCCTCAAGGGCAAGCCTGTCCTCAACATCACGGGTCTCTGATAGGCGTTTCTGTAGTTGTTCTGGATTGAAAACGGGCCGACCAGTAGTCAAGAACGCTTCCTCTGGTTCAGAGGGATACTCTTGCTTGAAAAGGTCTAGCCCGTTCTGAGCCACCTTGCGTCTGCGGAACATAAGCTGTTTATCAGTCAGATCATAACTGTCAGCTAGTTCCTGCTCCTCTGGGGTGCGCTCGAAGTTCTCTGGAACATCCTCAATGTAGGTTGGGTCTACATACCAAGGAATGAACACTGGTATGTATCCATTGGTGCCCTCTACAGCACCTTTCCAAAGATCATGATAGGTGCCTGTTACACCATTCGCCGTGCTTTCGATAAAGATAGCCGTGCCAGTAGTATTCGGTACAGCTTGAGTGAGACCATTCCAGATGTCAGCAGCAGTTGATTTAGGCCAGAAAGCAAGCTCAGAGGCATGGACATGCGTAAGTGTTTCACCTCGACCGACGGAGTCACCGCCAGCCGTTGCAACGACATAACTGGAATCAAGTACATCAAAGGATAATTCCCTTCTACTACTGTATTTGGTGTGGGGTTTCAGTATGTCGGGACAGTGTTCGTGGTATCGCTTCGTTAGGTCAAACAAAGCCCTTGTACTGTCGGCGTGGTGAGTAATCACCATAGCTTTACGGGCTTTCTGCTGAGACACGGCATAGTATAGGTAGCCGCCCGTGTAGGTACTAAGACCCTGCTGCCTAGCTTTAAGGATGATGATCCTTATCTTGCCTTCATCTTGGAGTTGCTGTTGAACAGCTTTGTCGAGGATTTGTTGTGCTGGGTTAAGTTTTAAGGGAGCAATCTCACCAGCTTTTGTTCTGATCTTTAGCGCAGAACGTGCATAAAAAGGAAACTCAGTTAGTAGACGTTTACGAACCGCTTTTAGCTTCGGGTCCATCTGCATCTTCTACAAGAAGGGATGCTAAGAAGTCTTCAGCTTTAGCTACTGCAACTTCTGACTTTGAGGCTGGCTTCTGCTTTGTGAAGTCTAGGATCAACCTAGCGGCTGAGAGGCGTTCACGGGTCTCGCCTTGCATCCTCATGACTTCTACAGCAGTGCCTAGAGCCTCTTTTGCGTATTCGTCTTCTACGCCAAACTTCTGGGACATGATTTCTACTACCTTTTCTGCTTCCTTTTTGATTTCCTTACGCATGGTGTCGGCTTGCTCTTTCCGAAGACCATCAGGCGTACCTTTAGGCCGACCAGCGTTCTTACGCTTTTTGGTTGACCAGCTTTTACGCAAAGCTCGACCCTCTGGTGTTTCCATAAGAGTCGAGAAATAGTTTTTCTTGGGTGCCCTCTGGGGATGTGAACCTTGGCCTACTGTAGAGGGCGATTTTAGGCGTGGGTTCTTAGGTGCGCCCATCAGCAGACAACTTAGTGTTTGGTTCAATACTTATCTGACCCACCACACGGTCAACGTAGTATTTTAAACTGTCCAACTCCATGAAGTCTAAATCGCCGTTGGACTCTAATTCTTCGAGCAAACTGTCTATCTTTTTTAAATCGCCGTCAGTAAGGTTTTCACCTTTGTCAATTAAGATAGATAGGATGGTTTCTTTGGTTTCACTCATTCTGGAACCCTCCCATTTTGAAGGATAGATTCTATCAGTTTAACAAACACAGGATCAACCCTATCCACCATACCTGTGAAGTAGGCAGAGAAGTTTTCGCAGAACCATTCCTTCTGATTTTCTTGCGCGTAAAGGCTATGCTGACGAAGATTAGCTTCACCTGTGTATTCTAAAATATCCTTCTTAGACGACACTATTTCTGCCTTGTGGCTACGCAGCCAGCTTTCAATAGGACGGGTGTAATTGGATCTATTTTCACGGCCCCCGTAACCTTCTACATACCTGTTGTCATAGTATGCGTGGATATGGTGTCCCATCTCATGAAACAGCGTATTTCGCGCTTGCTCCAAACCTGTGTCCACATACTCATCCATCAGATTGGGTCTATCTTTTAAAGGATCGCCAAGTTTCCAGTTAGACTTATTCAGATTACGGTTTGTCAAACCTTGAGCTTCTTTAACAGCTTCCCTGCCTATAGCGTTGAGTTCATTTATCTCAGTAATAACTGCTCTACGCTCTTCCGAACCATACTCAAGAGTATGCTTACGCTCACGAAGAACCTTTATTTCTTTTTGTACTCTGTCAATTGTGGCTAATAACTCAGAAACACGGGTTTCTAGTTCAACTCCAGACAGTGCTTTTGGTCCTAACCCCTGTGCATAACGATTAAAAGTATCTACGTTAAGCTGCATAACACCGTCACCCATGTTCGCGCCATAGCGTCCAGAACCGTGTTTGATACCTCTTATTCTTGGGACATTAAAACGATCAGCAATCTGGTCGATCTCATTCTTTAAAGCGAGAACAATAGATGCGCTCTCGTTAGTCCATCCTTTCGGAAAGGACACTGCTCCAAAGTCTTTCGCAGTCCGACCGCTATACTGACTGCTGTTTTTGTTATAATAACGCTTATCTGCCGCTGCTTCTTTTAACTGCTGGCGTAGTTGTTTTGCTGCATCTAGTTTGTTCCGGATAACAATAGTTTCTGAGGTAACAGAAGGCTTGATTGCATTTCCAGTGGGCTGATCAGGCTCCGGCTGAGGAGGTTGCTCTGGCTGAGGTGGTCCCTGTTCTTGGCCCTGATCATCTTGTGGGCCTTGCTCACTCTGTGGTCCCTGATCATCTTGTGGGCCTTGCTCACTCTGTGGTCCCTGATCACCTTGTGGACCTTGATCACCTTGTGGACCTTGTGGTCCCTGATCACCTTGTGGACCTTGTGGTCCCTGATCACCTTGTGGACCTTGATCACCTTGTGGACCTTGTGGTCCCTGATTACCTTGTGGACCTTGTGGGCCTTGCTGACCACCTGTCGGGCCTTGTTCCTGCTGTGTGCGCTTCCTAGCGTCCTGCTGCTGCTTTACCCTGTCGATATACTGACCAAGGTAGAACTGAGCCTTCTCAGCGTTGCCACCGTTGTTATTGATAGTATCGATGGCATCTTGAAGTTCTTGTGTTGCACGGTTAACTGGATCAAGACCCAGATCATCGTCACGGTAGATTTCCAGTTTCGACAAGATAATTCCTCTTGTCACGGGATCTAGGTCAAGGTCAGCATTTACGCGGTCAATGAGCTTATTAGCGGCTGCTCTGTTTGCTTCGATGCCTCTTTGGATTGCCTCGTTAGTCTGGTGTTCTGCCACAGCACCTTTGTCGCGTGGTCGAACCATCTGCGCTGTAGTTGCGCCAGAGTCGATCATTTGGTCAACAAAGGTAATCAAGTTTGTAAGACCTTCGATGCGACCACCTTGTCGTAGGCTTTTTAGTGCGCCTTTTGCGTACACTTCCTGTGCGCTCCCGCGTGGGCTATTGCGGATGATGTCAGCTAGTGCTTGTTCGATATTAAGGAGGTCTGTACCCGTTCCGCGTAGCAAGATATCTTGAGGGCTACCTAGCTTGTATCCCTGATCCTGCCGTGTGCCGTTTCGGTACATCTCAATGTTCATCTGACGCTCACGGGCTACTTTCGCGGCCTCTTCAGCAGCTTTAGCTCGTCTTGCTTCTTCAGCAGCCTTTTGTCTTGCTGCTGCCTCTGCTTTGCGCTTGGCGATCTCAGCTTGTTTGGCTCTGTAGGCTGCTATGCCTCTAGCTCTGGCTGATGCACCAGAAGCTGCCTGACCAGCCTTGCCTCTGTTCTTTTTAACGAACTTAGCAACGCTACTCCGGCGTCCTGTAACAGCGTCTACAAGCCTTCCTGACGCCGCTAGACCACCTTGGAGGGCCAGTGATGCTCCACCTGTCTGAAAGGCCGCACCGCCCGTCACAAGAGGCCGTAATAGGCGTTCTGTGGCAATCATTCCTGTGTCATATCCAGAGCGACCACCGATGGGTGAGAAAAGGTCTGTATATTGAGACAAACCGCCTACATATCCAGACTTGTGAAGGGCTGTGAGTTCGTTACTCTCGCGCATAAGGTTGATGAGTTGCTGGCCTTCTAATGTGCCACCCACTAGCTCTTCTACAGCCTGTATCTGGTCAATGGTTGTGATGCCTTTGACCTTGTTTCTTGCGTTCTTGACGCCAAGCAGTGCTTTAGCCTTCTTTTCGGCTAATTCTTGGCTATCGCCTTTACGTTTGTTCAGTGTTGTGTTGTCGGTCTGGTTTAGACCGTCTAATGCAACCGCAATTTCGCTGACAATCTCTGTATGGGCGTTATCAACGGCGTCTACTGCGCCTCTGCTGCCCATTTTGCCTACATTCTTGAGGTTCATGTTGTTTTCAGAGGCAATACGCTCGACTCTGGTAGCTAAACCTTCTCTTGCAGACAGTGTTTCTGGTGAAACATCCTCTGGAGAGATGCCCACAGCCCTACCAGCGGCTCTTGTGCCTTCGATAGCAGTGGTTGTGGTGCCACCCATCGTGCCGCCAATAGCAGCAGCTTCTAATGAGCGGTCAATAAGCTCATCTGGAGTGTATGTGCCACCCTGAGAGGCCGCACTAGCGACCACTGCACCCTCTTGAACGGTCTCAGTAGCAGCCTCGAAGCCTGTTGCTTTGAGAATACGTTTGCCGATGTTAGCAGCAGCGTCTGGATGACCAGCTTTGATCAGCCTTTCGACAAGCTCCTGACCACTGAGGCTGGCAAGATCCGACTTTGGGATAACTTTGCCAGCACCAAACTTATCTAGGAGACCGATGATAGCACCTGTGCCAGCCGCAACCTTACTATTGTAGTCACCTGTCTTGTCTTCTTGCTCGAAGGCAGACTCACCAGCACCCATAACGGCTGATCCAGACAGCGTACCACCACCGATCAGGAAGGCAGCGGTTGCAGAGAAAGGGGCAGTTAGTGCAGCAAGACCAGTACCAACCAAGGCAGCACCAGTAGTAGCAGTTTGCTCCTGTGCCTTCTCAGCAATCCAACCAATCGCATCAGCAATGCCACCACTTTTGTAAGTGTCACGCAGAGAACCCGTATAAGTTGGTTTATAACCGCCAGCAGCGATGTCCTTTTCTTGTTGGGCAACGACAGAAGAACCATAGTCTTTCACCGTTTCTGATCCGACAAGATCGCCAGCTACCTCAATACCTTTACCTAATAGCTGCTGGGCACGGTCTACTGAGTAGGCAAGCGCACCCTCTGGCTCTTGCTGTTGTTGGGGCTGTTCTTGGGCAGCAAGCTCAGTAAGGATCTGGTTCAGTTGCTGTTCTGAGATGTTGTCGGGTATCTCGTAGCGCGATGAACCTACTTGGTACTGAGCCATTTATTACCTCTGGATTTAAGGAGTTACTTTAGTCACTGTGACGCCGTTGATAGTTTGTGATCCACCTGAAGAACCACTGAACTTGGGTGTTCCGTATGGTCTGTTACCTATGCCGTGTACGATGTCTAGGTAAGACTCGCGCAACCTGAGCAAGTTGCGTTTTAGCTGCTCTGGAGACTGTGATTGCTCGACATTACTCAGAACACTTTGGAGCAACAGGTTCTCTTGGTTCGACACGTTACCCAGCGCACCTCCTGTCGGTGATGCCTCACGCATTGACTGTAGTTTGTCAAAGCCCACGTTGGCTCTCACTGTATCAAGCATGGTTCTAAGGTCATTGGCCTCTGTGCCGCCTATACCAGCCATGATCTTGCCGAAGAAGCCTGTGGTGTTACCGCCCATACCTGTGACCTTGTTAAACAAACCGTCAATGTCGTCATTGATGATAGGAATGATGTCATCAATGGTTGTTGTTACGATACGGCTAGATACCTGAGCGGCGTTGTTGTCTTTGACTTGATTCTTTTGAGCAGCGTCCATGTCGGCTTTGTATCTTTCAAGAGCAGCAGAACCTTTGGCATCCATGATTGCGCCATACTCTTGACCAGCCCTATCTATGGCGTTCAAGCCGCCCCTAGCTGATCCACCTACCATAGCTGATCCAATGCGGATCAGATCACTACCATCAATGCTGGCTGTTGGCATGGTTGTGAGGCCAGTGGCGTTCCTGCGTCCCTCAGATGCCTTAGCTGCTGATGCTGCTTGTGCGTTTCTAAGTATAGATTGGTTTTCAGTGCTAAGTGCGCCTGTTATTGGGGCAGGGGGTTCTGGGTTGAGAATCCCAGAAGAGTGATCAATCGGATACTGTGTCTGACCACGTTGCTGGTTAAAGAACGCATCGTCAGTTGTTGCGTTTACAACAGGCACGGCTGGATTAGCAGCAGCCGCTGCTGAGGTCATATCATCAGCATCGACCATAGGGTCTGGGTTCAAAACTCCGGCTGAATGATCCATAGGATACTGAGTATCAAAAGCTGATGGATTAAGAATACCAGCAGAATGATCCATTGGGTAAGTGGTGGAGGGTCTCTTTGAATAGGGCACCGCGTTAGGGCCAGTGGTAACAGCTTTATCTGCTGCGACTACAGCTTGGTTCAACAGAGCAGAGTCATCAACAGGTGTGTTATCGATATTTACTGTTGCACTACTTTCATCAGGAATGCCTCTTGCATTAGCAGCGTCAGCCTTAGCTGCGTTATCTAGGCCGATCTGTAAAAGACCCTCAGTGCCAGAAGTATCCAAGCCACCTAATGCACCCGTCGTTCTGGTGCCGCTCGACAAGGCTGGTGTCTCA